TTTTGTGTTTTTTGGATTGTTTGTGTCAAATACAACCTTGAGTTCTTTTGCTTTTTGTCTGTTCGGAATCTTCATCTCTCTTGTGATATATCTTGCGGTGTCATCAATGCTGCCACTGAAGGGTGCGAGTTCGCTGGTCGTGTTTGAAGAACTGACTACGTTCTTAACAACATATCCAACACCAACAATATTGCTTCTATCAAGATCCACCATGAAGGTATTCTTACCTTGACTTTGATTGCTTACCGTTAGTTGTAAATCTATATCTCCAGCATCATCAACTGTTCTCTCTTCTGGAAGAACGAAGTTTCTATAGAGAGTTGCTGAATAATTAGACCCACCAATATTAATCGTGGTGATGAGACTTACATTTGGTGGGGTAAATGCATAAAGGTTTGGTTGGAGAATGGCGACTAGTCGTGCCTTGGGAGGAAGAGCATTCTCAAGTGTGACGTTATTCACAGTTGAGAACTGACACCTATTGAGTTTAAACGTCAAATCTGTGCTTTGATCTGCTGATCCAATATCACTATTGCTTGCATTGAACAAAGATCCACCCATAAAGGTTGACGATATTCTTTGTCCCGTTGTAATATCCTTTTCTCCTATAGAAGCAGCAAACAAAGAATACTTTGTTGTGTTTGCTCTAATGAGAATTGCGTATTGTCCAGGTTGCAAATAGACTGGAGATGAGAATTTAAAGTTTGTTGCAACAGGCTTTGTATTGTCTACAACAACATTACTAGGAGACTTAACAACAGTGCTGAATGGAACGATGTAAGATGTCTGTGGTAGACCACTAACAGTTGGGCAAATCTCTATAGTAACGGGAAGTGTTGAATCCTTCTCGCTAAAGTAAAGATCCACACTCTCCAAGTAGATGCCATCTGGGTGTTCATTTGAATCCACAAGGAATGTTTGAGCAAGTGGGTCAATCCATTGATCATATTTGGTCGAGTTAAAATTCTTTCCTCTTTGAAGTGGATTAGAAACAAACTTGTTGCTGCTTGGTGTTTGTCTTCTCAATTCGGGTAATCTGATAGATGCTACATCAATCGGATTATCTTTCTTAATTCCAACAACAGAATAAATACCTTCCGCTATAGTCGTGGCATTTGCAATTACGCCATTTGAGTCGTCAATGATTCGAACACCCTTTTCACCAACCAAGAACGTACCTGGTGCTATAGTGTATTGCACATTGAGCAATGATCCATCATCTGATGTTGTGAAATATGTTGAACCAGAAACACCATTCAACGTGCATTGAGATGTAATATTAGTATTATCGAAGAAAACATAGACATTCGTCTTTGGTTTCATGTTGTAGGCACTAATGGTGATTGGCTTCTCTCTGACGTAAGGAATCACACTCTGATTTAAAATCGTGTCAGAAGCGATATTAAGATAGTTCTTATCAGTTCTGATGTCGAATGAAAGAGTATCTTTTCTATTTTGCTGTGACTCTTCAGTAAACCTAGTTACTTGATCTCTTGCACGGAATGCCTCTTGAATGCCAGTCACAGCAGACTCTTTCTTACGGGCTGTAGAGAAGAACTTATTGTTTGCTTTTCTTTCAGCATCAACATCAACTGCAATTCCACTCCAATTACTTTCCCAATCTGCCCATTGAGTTCCGTGTCCCTTTGTATAAACATCATCGGGGTAGAGGTCGGCAGATATTGGTAGTTTTCTACCCATGTCACTAGAAACCCAAGCATCATTTCGTCCAGTGTCATTATTCTTTATATAAGGTCTTCTTATAGTGTCATACCAATAATCAGCATGAGGAGTTATCTTGAGTTGACCAACCCAATTAGGCAAACCAAATTGATTCACCTTTATTCTTGAACTTGCTTTTTGCTGTGCTGCAACTGGAGTTGCATGTTGTGTATATGAAGCACAGAAGATGTTGTCTATTGTGGTCGTTGTGCCAGCAACAACGCCTGTGTATTCAAACTTGAAAGCATCTGATATGAATGCTGGACGAAGTTCTCCGTGTTCGAAGTCAACAGAGCATCTGTAGTCTTCGTTCATCACATCACCGATGGAATGTCCCTCAAATGCATCAACCAAAATTGCTCTCTTGATTCCTTCGTTTCCATTTGAGAGAGTTAAATCTGTACTAGCAATGCTTGCTTCAAGATCTGAAAGGACAGCAAATTGCTCAAGATTGTCGATTCGATCAGAAAGATCATTTATATCTTTCATTGTAAATCGATCAACACCAGCACCTTCTCCCTTGATGTCTGCTGCGTTGAACGTGTATGCAGGAACACTGATTGAATAAAGTGTCATGGCATCACGGAGATCTTCTGGTGCAACTGGTGACTCGTTTGCAGAACCAGGTATTCTGAATACTGTTGTATCATCACCATCTGCCGCTATGTTGCGGGAGATTGCTATCTTATCGATGCGGGGGAGATATGCTTCGTGGTCATTGCGAATGCTGTTTTGCATGGTGTGTACACCACCAACATGTTTGACAGCAACACGATTATCTGCTAATGGAGCATTTGTTCCAGAAACAAATGTACCAGGTACACCAGTCGGGTATCTAACTGTAACATATCCCTCAATCACTAGATTGTGTCTGAAGTCAACCATATTTGCCAACTGATAGGCTTTGCCTGATGTTGGGCTAATATAGGTTGGTATATTTTCATACGAAATACCCGCGTAGGAATTAGCAACAAATGGACCGCTTCCAGAGTGTTTAAAGTATTTGTACGTTACCGTGAAATTAAAGGTGGTTCCTGCCTTATACAGATACAAGTATTCTGGCTTCACATACAGAACGCCCCAACTATAAAAAGAATCTTGTTGACCTGTATGGAAACGGAACCTATTAGTAATATCCAATCCTGTGGAATCAACTATACTCTGAATTGAATTAACGTCTGTATTTGTAAGTCTAAAGAGTATTTGACTTGGATTTCCACTGTCATCAGATATGATGAGCCGTTGCCAAGCGTTGTTGTTGACACGATTACTACCATCAGTACTTGGTATAAATGTGTCTACTGCGTCTGTTAGTGTTTTTGTCCTTATAGCAGAAAGATTTTGACCTTCTTGTGTCTCATACTTTGTCTTTCCAACAAGCCAATATTGCCCAGCAGTAAGACCACTTGCAGATATTCTTACTCTATCACCATCAGCAGAAATCACACCAGTCACTCTTAGTGTTCCTGGTGGTAGTTCTGTCGTTGGTAACACAACCCTATACATCAATCCAGAGGCGTTATTTAAAAGGTAATAACCATCAGCAGCATCTATTGAAACAGGACTACCATTAGGAACTTCGCCCGTGGAGGTACACCAGTTGTAGTCAGATCCCAAATTCAATAATACATCTTTACTTCGTGTACCATCAGCCCATGAGAATGATATTGATGCTTCTCTAATGTATTCAAGGCTATCAACAGTCTTGATCATTGTTGTTGATGCATTTGAATTGAGTGGATAGAGCAATGTACGTTGATTAGGTGCTGTAACGACGGGAACTGCGGTTCCCTGTTCCACTGTTATATTTGACAACAACTTAGTAGAAACAAAAGTCTTTCTATTAACATAGTAGAGATTTAGCGGATATCCATTTGTTGCTGTTAATCCTTTTGGGCTATAGTGTGATATACGAGCGACAAATGGAATGGGTGAATTATTATTATTAGAGGAATATGTTGTGCTAGAAACTATAGGTTCTGCTGAAACTAGCCATGTAGTAAACGCCAATTTCTCTGCATTGTTCACAAATCCACCCGTACCGAATTCACCAACGGTTAATGCTGCTGTCGCCCCGTATATTTCATACTGAACTGTGTAATCATCCACTCCAGTATTTTGTAGGGGTACAGTCAGATTACAGGTATTGTCATAGTTTCCACGAATGTAGTTACCATAAAAATTGTTAGTTCTAATGTTCGTGAAATCGGCTGTAGTTCTTGCTTTTGGTATTTCAATGATGTCTTTAAATCGACTCTCATACTCATAGCCATAGACGTATGCCTTGCCAGCACTTATTTCTGCGTAAGCAAATGTATCTCCACCTTCTTTGAACGTGATATCGAAGTTGGATGAAACATAGTTGCCACTCTCTTCATACGTTCGTTTCGCAAACAAATCCATGATGTCAGAGTATTGCGTATAGTCATATTTCTTAACAACAGTTCCACCGATGTAATTTACAAGACTTATGAAATTTTCTGATGGGCTGTCAGTAAAAGAAAGAACGAGATCGATTTTATATCGGTGTGCGCCAGGAGCATTGTAGTTGTAACTTCCGTTGGCGGGATCCTTGATTGTGTAGTCATCTTTCTCTGTAACTATTGTGTTTCTTACATCAAATCCCATCACACCAGTTGGGGTCGAGAAGTCACGAATAAAATTCGTAACTTGATATGCTGGTTCCAACTGATTGTCGGTTTTAACAAAAGAACCATTGATGTAGTAGATACCACTGCCAACAGATACAACTTTAGATTTGCCGCCATGCGGGACTATAGAACTTGATGGTGCAACAGTTACTACTGATGCAGGGGTTGCATCTGTTGTGAGGGTGCTATCAGCAGTGAATGTAACACCCGAAAGGTATGAAACAATAGCGACAGCATAGGGGTCTGAATCGCTATATGTTGCAAGAAAATCTAAAACCTTTGCCTTTGCTACAACATTGCCGCTACCATCAACTTGAATGAGGTTGTTGCCAACGATATCTTCTGCGGTTAGAGTTGCAGATGGGCTTGCTACTGTTGATGGCAATAAACGAACAAAATCTAATGTTTGGGTGGAAATTTCACCGCCAATTATGCGGCTTCCATCCTTGAAAATATGATTTCCGAATCGTTCAATTTGATTTTGTAAAATAGTCTGTAGTTGCGTCAGTTCTCTAGACTGTACCGCATATCCAGGACGGAAAAGCATCCGCAAGAACTTCTTGTCCTCATTGAAATCATCGTAATATGGACTTGTGTTGAAAAGTTCTGAATCGTAAGAAGACATCTGCTATTGCTCCTAGAACCCAATCAAGATTTTGAATTGTTCCATTTGTTCTATATTTCTTTGAACTGGTCGTATATTTTCTATGTATAACAAATCTCCAGAACCTATATCAAGTTCGGGATTGCTTATCGCATTGATGGATACTGTAGTAAGGCTTGTGTCTGCGGTTGTTCCATATGGAGTAAATGTCAGTTGGTCTGATGAATTGAATGTTCCCTTTACATTGCAAAGTTGTGCAATGCCAGTAAAACCAACGCCACCAGCCACAGTGAAATCAATAATATCAGCAGTCACCTTTTTCAAGGTAGTGGAATCTACTTGTGATAAAGTTCCATCAAATGCATTTGATCCTGCGATTATGCCATCTGTAAATGCACTTGAGTTTACAAGAGTTAGTCTTGTGGCAAGTCTATACTCTCCAAGATTCTCAATCACTCTTGGAGCAAATGCTGTTGATGCAAACCTACCGAAAATTTCATCGTTGCCGAATGTCAATCCGACAGTTCCACTGGTAGAACCAAAATTCATTTGACCAAATTGTTCACCAAACTCTTCATCTAAGTCTACGATATTTGCTCCGCTTAAAGTATAACCACCAGAGAAGGTTAAAGTCTTGCCAGAGACAAACGATCCAAAGGTAGTGTCAATCACGACACTTCGATTGTAATGGTCATACGATGTGATAACACCCGATGCAGAAAGCGTAAGACCAACTACATTTACATACTGATTTGCTGTATCTCCAGTTGCAAATGCTGCCGAGAATCCACTTGTATAGTGAATTCTAACTTTGGTCGAAGCATCTTCCGAAAGTCTGAAATTACCAACTAGATCAGTCAAGAATATTTTATGGAATCTAGTACCGGGAACTGTTTGTGAGTCCACAATACGAGCCGATGCCTTGGTTTCTTTGCCCAAGATGTGATTGCCCACGACAAACGTATCGGCAAAGTATAGTTCGTCCTTGTATGGTGGTCGCTTTACAAGTGCTTCTACAACTTTATCCTCGTTTGAACCAGCCAAAGTCAATCCACCATAAAGGTATGGATTTTTGATGAGTCCAAATTGGCGATATTCATTGCGTGTTGAGAGTTTGTTCCCCTCTGTTCCTTCAAGTTCAACAACCAACATTACGTCCGATGCACCAAGTTCTTTTACGGCATTGTATCCGTGTCCCTTTGGTGTAGAGAGATTTGTTGTTATGGAGTTGTTTAGTAACTGAACTTGAGATCCTATGGTCACACTTCCGCTCTCAGTTGTGACTCTTGGTTTAGCATATGAATAATTTTTACCAGAATTTACTACCGACAACGAAGTAATTTTTTGATTTACCGATGTGGTTGGAATGACAACGGCGTTTTCACCATCCCCATCAACAACAACATTTGGAACTATTTTAAATGTGCTTTGGTTGGTTATATCTCTGTTTAGTGAAGGATATACGTTTGCGTAGTAGTAACTAACACCAGATCCACCCTTTACGAAATTCAATATTCTAAAATATTGACCGATACCTGGTCCACTACTAATATAGATGGCGTAGTTGTTGTAATATCCATTAGTAGGAACTCCGTCTTCGCCAACTGGAACAAAGTGAATATATGAAGACCCAGCGGCATTTACGGTGATTCCGAGATCAGAATATATTGTTCCCTTATACAAATCACTTATAGTACGATCATATTTGAATATCTTGGAGAATGTTGGACTCAACGAAGCAGTCATAGAAACAGAGTCTATTGAACCAGGCTTCGCTGTATTTTGAACCTCTCGCTGCTCCAAGTATTCACCAGATGAAACAAAAATTGGAATGTAGTCCAACGTGATGTATTCGATGTCATCTTCAGATACTGTATAGAGATACTTCCATTTATACCCATCTGCTAATGTGATCGTGTCTGATGATTTACCTGTTGGCATGATGGTAGATGCACCAACAGCACCCATACACTTATAAACATTGAAGTCTGTGGTTATGACATAGAATGACTTACCAGCCATATCAGTTGTTTCAGAATATGGTGTGTATGTAGTTCCATATGTCCATGTGATTCGCGGAACAACAAAACGCATATTCTCTGGTTGAATCCGCTTTGCATAGATCATGTTTCTAAACGAATCATATTGATTGCGCGAAGATTCTGCTACAGAAGGCGGATTTGTATCGCTCTCAACACTTGTGGTTGTTTCTGCGTTGTCTTCGTAAGGAACAGATCTGCCAACAAACAAGTAGTAGTTGTTGCTGTTCGCAATAGAAGATCTGATTAGATCTATCAAGTCAGTTTTCAACAAGGTTTTGAGAGCGTTGTTTGCCATATTAGAAATTCGGTGATACTAGGGTTGAACTTTCGATTAGACCATACTCATTATTTGCACCCGTTGTGCCAAGATACGGGGTTCCTGTTGGATTTGAGTGGAAGTGATATCCAATAGGCATCTTAAAGAATGGTTTCAAGCAAACTGCTCCGAATGAAGCACCAACACCAGTTCCACCCTGCCACATGTTGGTGAGTCCAACTATTCCTCTGATATTTGGGTGATGATAAATTCCCCAATAAGAATAACTGAACCCCTGTGCTTCTATGTATCCCTCAACTCCAAGGCTGCTACCAAGTGGTCTGCCTTGTGGGTTGTGAGTAAAGCCGCCCGTTTCAGGAACAATACCATGACCGAATCGAATCATTTGTATGGTTGCAGTATTTCCACTACCACCAATAAGAGTGAGTGTCGATCCTTCAACAAATCCACCACCTGTTATAGAACCGAGATCAAGGAGATTGAAGTCTATTGTCTTGAGAAGCAACGCACCTTGAGTTGGACCCATGTAGGCGAACTCAAATACATTTGCGCTGATGATATTCCCATTTGAACCAGATGCTGCGATAGAACCGAAAGTCATTCCAGCAGTAAATGTAAATCCTACTGGCGTGATTATTAGTTTTCCGCCACTTGAGCCATAGTTCTGATATGAGTTGAACGTATTACCGCGAGGATTGAAGCCGCTTGTATAAAGGTAGTACAAGTCCGCAGTTGTTCCCATTCTATATGGCGTATAATGCCCAATGTATGGAATTTCATATCGCTGAAACTCTGAGTGGAAAGGCAACGAATCAACCAAATTACGTTTGATCAAAACCTCACCAAACATCTTAAATCCAGCGGGGTGGATTAGTTTCTTGTATGTTTCTCTGTAACGTGAAAATGCGATTTCGCTGCGGAGTACATAAGAGAAGTCTTGATAGTATGACCCATCAAACATTCTCTTGTTCGAACTCAACTTTCCATCATTGTTTGCATAGTAGCCAGTGTAGTTTGTCACACCACCGACCACAGGAGTCGCAGAAAACCCACTACCAGTGTTGGTTGCTACGCTAATAGAAACCTTGTTAGACTGATATCCAACCCCCGAATCTATAATTCGGAGAGTCTTGATCTCCCCCTCTTCATCCAAGAGTTCTATTGCAACGGAAAGCCCGACCCCATCTCCACTATTTCCAATCACCACATCGTCGGTCTTGGAATAGTTAGATCCGCCAGTTATAACTTCAACCGAAGAAACTACGGGATACACAGTTTCATTGAATGAACTTACTGTTGAAACGACGGCTTGATTCGGAACAAAATCTCCGACAAGATCCTTCAAGAAAAGTTCGCACACATTGTAATACTGCTTTTGGTATTGAACAACTTGTTTAACAACACCAGAGCCAATCACCTCACCACTAACAGGATCTAGTTGATAAACTTGGCTTCCTTCAACTGCATAGTTTGCAGTGCCACCCACATTTGTTGTTTTTATAGAGATTGGTTCTATCCATCGCCCCGCAGATGTTCTTAGTATGTCTTTGGTTGGATAGTAAATTTCTGCTGTTGCATTGTATAGAAGTCTAAACAAGAACTTGTAAGCCTTCTCAGTTCCCTTTGCTCCGTAGAAAGCGCGAGCATTTTTAATGAAGTTTGCTTCGCTTACTAGATTACCCGACGAATCTGTGGCTAACTGATATGGAAAGTTTTTGAGATATGTCTCTCTGAAGTCAAGAAAGAATATGCTTAGACTCTTATCAACATCCATCAAATCCATGAAACCATCAATAATACCGAATGGATTTTCGGCTCGCTCCAGCCATTCATAGTAGGTTTCTAAAAATGATCTAAAGTCTTCGTGATCGCGATTGATGAAATCGGGAACCTGATCTGCAATCAGATTGCTAGGACCAAACCTTTTGATTATTCGTGGAGACTCCTCCGACAGAGCCAATGTCTGTATCGTTGGTGCGGAGCCAGTTCCGCCGAATAACAGTGGTAATGATGCCATTAGTAGTTTCCAGTAGCAGAATCAAGGAAATTGACTGTTATTGCGGTTTGGGAGTTCGTATCAACCTGAAGAACTTGGTTTCTCTTCGGGATGATGTCAAATCGTTGATCTGGTACCACCCCGAAAACAATGTAAGGTAATGTGCCAGTTCCGATTGGAAGGAAGCCTCGTAGATTTACTTTGCCTGTTTGATAATCTATAGTTCCTAGTTTGCTCTTTATGACAACCTTTTCAGAACCTCGCATAGAGTACAGAGTCAGTTCGCCAGCACCATCATCTTCGATAAAGCAGTCTTTGATCTCATTGTTTGAGTCCCTGTGCTTGAAGATAGAAGTTTTTACGATGCTTTGTTCATATCCCTCGTAAGGATGGTTTAGAGCAATATCAAAATTAAGCGTGTAGTTTCCAGCGAATGATATTGATGGGATTATCTTCTTATACAACGAAGTTGATATTCTATTGCTCATTATGCTATTGCTGGCAAGATCGATATATCTCGACAACACAGAGTAGCGGAAAGGAGCATTAAACTTACCAAGATATAAACTAAAGTAGTTTCGTATCGCTGCCATAGCAGCATCTTTGATAGTTGATTCAGAAACAAATGACCGTCTAGAATCGTAGGTAACGAAACATGTAACATTGACGAATGTGTAATCGGGATCGACTATTTCTGGTGTGATCGAAACGGTCTTCTTCTTCTCAAGAATATCTCGCTTGATCGCTTCTTTCTGAGCATCACTCAACAGTGTGGTGTTCTTCGGCAAAATTGAAATGAAAACTTTTCCGTATATCGGTGGGTCGTTTTGATCCCCACCCCAAACACGCGCAGAGTCCGCTCCTGCATATTCTCGTAAAATGATTGCTTCATAGTCATCAACGGTCACAGCACGATTTTGTGCTTGGTAAAACTTTGGAGCGGTATATCTGATCTTTTCTTCTGTCTCGCGCTCCCCACCACCATACGATGGAGTTATTGTGGCTACCTCTGCACTAAAATCATTTCCACCGATTCCTTCGAACGTAAACGCGGGTGACTCTTCAGTTTCACCTTTACCAATGTCGTTCGCGAGCAAGCCATCAGTTTCAAAATAAAGAATACTGATAAAGTTTCCATCAGTTGGCTTTTGACCAAGAATTCCATCACCAAAACTTATTTCGTAGTTTCCACGATAGTTTTCATTAATGAAGAAGACTTTGCTGTCTGAAGCAATGTCTAGAAAGTCCGCACTTTCCTTCCAAGTTATGTCCATGTTGGTCAAGTCCGACTGCGAAGACATGACGTATATCTTGGTGAGATCCTTGTCTATGTTCTTTGATGGTATTTCAAATTTCGTTGTATTGCTGTTTGCGTTGTATACAAACGAAGCAGAACGATAGACACCTTGCCGAATCTCGACGTTTTTTGCTGTATACGGAACTGTAGACTTGTCTATTGTAAAAACATCAGTTGTGGTGAATGTATAGTTCTCCCCATCTTTAGATGAGAAGAATCTAATTCCTTGTGGGATACTAGAAGGAACTCCGCTGGTTGTTCCAAAAGTAACATCAACAACAGCCGTCGCAGCATTCCTTGAGTTTGGAACATACCCCAAATTCTTTGCGAGTGATACTATAGAACGTCGAAGAACTGCTGAATCGATGAAAGACTCTGCTGCAAGCATGTTTGCATAGAGAGCCATGTAGTGTGTGTTGTAGGCAAGAAGATCTAAAAGGATATTTGTTCCCGAGCCTTCATAATCGAAGTCGCTGAACTCATTTGTACCCGAAAGAAACGTCTTCAGGTTTTCCTTGATTCCGTCAAAATCAAGATCTGTTACTGGTGTGGTTAATGCACGATTTGGCATTTTACCTTAGCCTTTCTATTGTTACAAAAACCTTTGAGTTTTCTCTCGTATTCAACAACATGAAAGATATCGTTACTTCGAATGTGTTCGTATCTTCGTTGAATATGACGACAACGTCATTTATTTTTGCTCTTGGTTCGTATCGATTCAAAATATCTATGATGTTTGATCGAACCATTACAGCAGTCATTGGAGTCGCTGGTTCAAACAACAATCTAGTAAGCCTTGCGTCTATTTGAGGCTTGAATGGCTTGTCGTATTTGTTCATCATGACAAGATTACGAATCGCTCGCTTAACTGCCTCTGCATCTGTCTTCTGTGGGACATCAGATGTCATTGGGTGTGGAGCAAAGTCTAGATCTAGATCTTTGAAAAGGTTTTTTCGTATCTTATTCATCTATAGTCTTTGGCTGAGTTCAGCAGGAATGAGATTTGGTCGCGGGTATATTCAAACTCTGTTTTGGTTGCAGTTTCATCTACATTATCCAGAGTTCCCAAATCACACCATTCAATTGTTATGTATCCATAAACCACCAAACTATCATTACAAAAAAGTGGGAGAATGGAGAAAGCGATGGTGTCGTGCAACTCGTAGAACTTTTTGGTGTTCGACTCAAACAAGCCGCTTGTCATTCTGATATGAGAATCGTTGTCTCTGAGTTGTTGAATGATCTCAACGAACCGACTCACCAAAACATCCTGCCTAAACTGCATAGTGGATGGTGTTTTAGGATCGCATGATTGATGGGATATACTCATTCTTCGCATACAAGAGCCGTCAGCAAACTTACCACCATTGTGAAATTGGGTAAGTGAGGTTCTTGATGCCTTGCTTTTCATACGCAGTTCACCCAACATATCGGATATCCGCATGTTGACGTGATTGAATGTCTCTTCTCTTCTTGCGGCTGTTCTTTTCTTAAAGTACCTAATAATAGGTTTTAATGCGATAATCGCTGTTATAAGAGCGGTCAATGATCCCAAAACAGCACCAAGAACCTCAACCCAACTAAGTATTGAATCTGTACCCATATCTTTCTCCAAAGTGTGAAATATTTATCAACTACAAAATGATAAGATAATCACCATCAATCATCAGACTGATCTATTCTTTAGACTTGGGATAAGACTCAAAAAGTCCACTGGGGATCCCTCAACTGCCACCCCATTTTCTGCTGCCAAAGATGACAACTGACTACTTGCACCTGGCTGCGTTATTAGATTTGTTATAAGTTGACCACCATAGCAAGGATCTGTCAATATGCTTGAGATTAGACCGTTCGCCAAAGCATAATCGGCTAGGATGAGAGCAGCAGCGGCATAGGTTGCTTTGTCTGCATTTTCAAACCCTTGCATAGTTGTTGTAAGTTCGCTTATGTTTGTGGACAACTGTCCGAGTTGGGAAAACAACGCACCGAGTTCTTGTGTATTCACGCCTTGGCTTAGACCTAGTTGATACCCAACCTCACCTAAAAGCCGACCAATCTCATAAGTGTTTGCGGCGAAATTATCAAAGAAAGGACCGACAATTCGTGGATCTAAAGAAGAGAACCCCTGTGTGAAATTGTCTTGCAAAGTCTCTCCAGGATCTTTCAAAACTTCCTTCATGGAGTTGTAAGCAGACATCACACCAATGATTTGATCAAGTGTGTACGCAGGATCATCCCGTAATACGCCACTTAATCTATTTGTGTGTTGTTGAAATCTCTGAAGTTGGGTATTCAGAGTTTTTAAGTTATCATTCAATTCCGCAAGATCTTGGGTCGCTGCGCTAAGTCCTGCAATTTGTCCAATTAACCCATCAAGTTCTGGACCGAGAATATCAAAAACTTGTGTAAGAGGATTTCTCAATAAGTTTCCTGCCATAAAGTCGTTTATGAACTTTTTGGCACCTGGTGGGATTAGACCAGCAACAACGCTGCAATTTGCAGCACTGAAAATACTTACACCCGTTTGAACCGAACTAAACGAACTCATTTAACCAACCTCCACATCGCTATGGGATAAAAGAACATGATTACAAGATGCAACATCACCAGTTCTACACACACCAAAATCCTCAACAAGGACTGACGTAAATGACGTGACCATTTTTGCTTTTTCGTGTTCATCTTCGTCGTGGGATGAAACCAAACTACCAAATCTTGCCACAGGCATATCGTTTACAAGCACAGAGTATGTCCCTGTCAATACGACACCTCCACCGACATAACTTCTACCAACTAATCCGACGTTTGGCATTAGAACTCTCCCCCATCCAATCTAGTTATGTTGAACCCTGCAAGTAGTTCAAAACCAGATTCGTAGAAATATGGAGGAATACCCCGAGTTTGTTTTTTGCAGATATAAGTGAATCCGTCATCAATGTAATAAACCACATCACCCACATTGTAGGTTGTGGTTAGATCGAATGTGCCTTTCCAAACTATTTGCATCTATCAAACTCCCCCAAATGGATTTGGATAAACGCCAGGAATAATAAATGCATCACTAGCAGACTCACCTTTTCTAGAAAGGCAATTCAATTTAATACTAGTGGTCTTACCAGAAAGTGCCAAATCACTACCAATTTTAGTTTTCAGAATCACATCACCAATAGCAGACGACACAACAAATCCACCAATTCCATAAACCTCATGGACACAGTTTCCCATGACCTTGGTGTATTTGTTGCCTATTATTGTTTCGCGGTAATCGCCAAGAACAGAAACATCCCATGTTCCATATACGATAGCCCTAACATCTTTTAGTGCTTGTAGATTTACGTTACCGTCAACTTGAAGATTTAGACTTCCGCCCGGAATACCACTACCAACATAAATGCTTGCATCACCATTTACAGTTATTTTTGCTGCACCATTTATCTGTACAAAATCACTTCCTGCTATCAGTTCATAGTTGTTGCCAACAATCTTGTGAACTCTCGTTCCCGATGGATTGCCTGCAAATCCATTTGCAACTTCTTCAAATGATCCACCGGGATGATATGTGTGGTGTCTTTCTTTGCCTGACGTATCATCCCACTCTTCCACCATACCAGAAGCCGTGGCAAAGACTTTGTTGTTTGGATATTGTGGGTTGTATGGAGTTTCTGGTTCGGACCAGCGTTGTGTGTCAAGAGCATCCCATGCGACGGGGACTAACTTCGTGGTTCCGTTCTTTTTTGACTCAACAATAGTCTTGTCTGTGTGTTCTCCCGTGGCAAGAAAGTTGACATCGCTATGCTTTGCATCAACATATTCTTGAGTGGGATATGTTCCTGATGGATCGTTGAACCCAACCTTCTTATCTGATATTTCTTGTGGTATGCCACCAACGGAAAACATCACAATCGGTTGTTGTGCATTGATTCCATCTCTGAAAAATCCAAACACATGGGTTCCCGTCAAAAGTCCAGTTGGAGATTTTCCAACTCCACTTATCGACGCGCTAGTGATGTCTAGCAGTGGATGCGCCCAAGGCAGATCTTCCGTTGGAAGATTTTTCTTGTTTTCGGGATGATATCCGAAGATGCGAACACGAACTCTACCGAGTTTTAATGGGTCATTTGTGTCTTCAACGACACCAAACCACCAAACAAATCCAGTCTGACCCATTATGTTCATCTATCATCGGTTCCTTTCAGAAGTACCGAAGTTTTCATTGCCCCATCTCTCCCAATCAAGGAGTTCTTCCTTGGTGTAAGGCAACTTCCACAACTTTTCTTCCGTTTCTCTTGGCGTAATTACCTTCTTTTCGGTTTCTTCCATAATCTAACTCCATTCTCAATACTATTACTCAAAAGCGTCGGGGATTCCCTTAATCAACGAATCCTTAGCCAACTCCAACGTGGTGTTGTATCCGACTTCTCTATTTATCATGTGCTTCATAGAGACGATGATGTATTTGCCACTCAAAAACATGTCTTCCCAATCCTTTTCATTGGCGTCGAGGAATCCTATTTTCGGTATCTCAAAATCAATGACATCCAACAAACGGAGTGTGGAGTTTCCATTTACAAGCAACGACAACTTAATCGTGTTGAACTGCCGAAGCACACTTGCCCTCTCACGAAAGTAATCTTGTGGGGCATCGTTATCGAATATTGAGTTCACCCTGTTGGTTTGAACTGGTAAGTAATTAACGAAACCAAGTTTTGCATTGGTGAGTTCTGTGTCGGCAGAAGATATAAGTTTGTAATCGTTTAGGTGATATGACCTATCAAACGAGTTGTGATAATCATATTCATAGTAAGACATCTTTTTAGTTGTGATGTCATGCGTCATCAGATATCCCGAATACATCCCCGTCTTATATTCCATCAATCTATCAAAATACGAAGACACATTGTAATCTTGTACCTTTTCGAGAAATCGATTTATGTTGGAAATATTTACAGGGTTGTTTGGTTCGTATCGATATGTCATCACAGGCGGTTGAGTGGATCTTCCAACCATGTTGGCAAAATGAAATCCATCAACGTCCTCATAGAAGACAAAGCATGATGGACCTCTACCATTTGACGGACCTGGAGTAAAGGCTCTCTGCGCTAACCAGTTGATTGAGTAGATTGGTGACCAGTATGGGAATATAAACTGAAAAGGCTTGTTGTTGGTTTCATCGATGTTGATGCTAATAGAGCCTTTAAAGTTTTCATCGAATATTTCTTTGGCTATTTTACCTATCGATCCTTTTTTAGAACACGATATCTTCCTCTTACTGTTGTCATATTGAACCTCTGAAATAAACTGCATCTTATAGACTTCAGACTTTTCATTGGTGGTTCTTGATTTTCCGACAACAGCAAAAACTCTACCTGTTATGTTAACGGGTTCCTTTGCACCTTTTGTTCGGTATGATAGTTGGATTATTTCATTGCCTACAATCGGAACTACTTCGGAGTAGTTTAACGTATCAACTATCGTCAACTCACCAATCATCTTGGTATCGAAGATGGTTTCATAAATGACAACTTCGATAAACTGCGGTATCAAATTTATAGGCTCACCACCCTTAGCCGAGGTGATTAGCAACTTGAGCAGTTCATAATCGTTTTGCTTTGTATAAGCCTTTTCTTCTTTTGCGATATTAGGCATTTCTCAAAAAGTTCTCCACGTCTCTGTTTACATCTCTGAGATATCTACCATCAACAAGAACTATATTTCGCTTCTCATCATTTTGTGATATCTCGTAGTC